AATGCCCTTTTGGGTGCTTTTACACTATTGAGAAGGAGAATAACAACTTTTTATTTTTTATAAAAAGTTTGTCTCATTTTTCTTTTTGGTCGGTGTAATTTAATAATATTACTTTAAAATATTATTTTAATTTTACATAAACATATTACCAATTCAGCAACTTGTCCAAATCTGTATCATGCAAATTTTCTATTAAATATTTAGGATGGTATTTTTGCATAATATTTTTTTCTTGGGATTTATAATACCATTTTATGAATTTTGATTTGAATTTTAAACTATAAAATAAATATGTCCAGTTTTTTAATTTTTTATTTGTTTGATTTACACAGGTTATTGTATATTCTTTATAAATAAGTGGATTATTTTCACAATTTAATTCTATTAAACTATCAGGTAAATCTGGTAAAAACGTTAAACGATTAGAATTACATATTAACTTTTTTAAACCATCAGGTAAATCGGGTAAAGAAGTTAAACGATTGTAACTACAATCTAATTTTTCTAACATATGAGGTAAATCTGGTAAAGAAGTTAAACGATTGGAACTACAATTTACTGTTTTTAAATAAAAAGGTAAATTTGGTAGTTTTTTTAAATAATTTTCCTCAAAATCAATTTTTCTTAAAAATGTAAACGAGTTAAAAAATACTTCTTCATTTAAAAAATTAGGAAAATGAAATAAACCCAAGCTACAAAAATATAAATCTTCAACCTTTTTAAATCTAAATATATTAAAATCATAAAATCCCAAATGATAAAAATATTTACAACCAAAATTGAAAAAAAGATATCTTGTATCATTAGGGGTGGAATTAATTTTTTTTATAAACTCGTTGATTTGAGATTGACGAAAACGATATTCTTCATCTATTTTATATTTAAATTGTTTATAATTTACCTTATCAATAGATAGTTCATCTAATTTTGATAAGTCAGAACAACGATTTTCTATTCTTTCATTTGAAATATCAATAATATCTAATTTTAATTTTAATAAGTCAGATAAATAATCTTCACTTGTTTCATTTGTAATATCAATTATATCATTGTCAACATTATCTATTTGTTGTTCAATATTTATTTTCATATTATTTATTTTCACATTATTTGTTTTCACATTATTTATTTTCACATTATTTATTTTCACATCATTTATTTTCATATTATTTATTTTTATATACTCATTTATTTTTATATTATTACTATTAATACTATTTTATTTAATGTATTTCATCTTTTCCTTTCTATTTTGGTAAAGATTTTTATTATTATTAGAATAATTATTAGAATAATTATTAGAATAATTATTAGAATAAAAAATTATTTATAAAAATTTATATATATTTATACATTTATATATACATTTATATTAGTATGACCATAACAACAGAAAATAATGAAATAGTAACTAATTTAGAAAGATCTATACAAAGTTATAACGACATTTTATCATCATACACGGATATATTTAGTAATTACAACGATTATTTACAAAATAAAAATACGAATAATGATCCGAATAGTAACCAAAATCTAGAAATAATTCCTCAAACAATTATTACCACAGGATTAGAAAGTATTAGTTCTTCAAATGCAAATAGTGTCGATGAATGTAAAGCGAAATGTGCAACTATCGCAAATTGTACCATGGCAAATTATAACACAAATAGCAAATCATGTGTGTTAGGTTCTACAAACGGAGATGTAAAAATAGAAAAGAGTTTAGATACTGATGCTATTCTTTCAGATAAAATATATTACAATACTTTATTATCTAGTTTGAATGAACAATTAACCGCTAAAAATAGTGAGATAATGAATATTATTACTAGTCAAGGCGATCCAAATTATAATACGTTATATAGTGAAATGCAAAATATGAAAGAAAAACTAGATAGTGAAAATAAAATACTTATGGATGAAAAGAAAAATAATGAATTATTAGATTTAGAATATATGCAAAAAGATTCTGAATTAATGACAAATTCATATTATTATTGGTTTATGTTTTTTCTCGTAATGGCATTCGCAGTAATAACTTATTCGTATTATTCTTCTCAATATTATTGGTTATTATGTTTTATATTATTAGTAGTTGCAATGGCTACAAGCTCATTACCTTATTGGTATATGATTATGTTATTAGTTATTATTATTTTCTGTATAATGAAATATTTTAGTGGTAGTAAATAAATATTGTTTGTAAAAAAAATTGTATAAAGAATATAAAGAAGATTAAGAAATAATAAAATATAAATAATACTTTTTTGTATATATTTATATTAATGACAGGAATGAAATCAACATTAAATCGTTTATTAAATCCAATTCAACAAAATCCGTCCACAAATCATAGTTTAAAACATGGAACTGCTTTTAAGAATTATCAAAACAAAATAACAAAATATACTAAGCCATATAGTTATAATCCAAGTTATAATCTAAATAAGTATAGTATTATAGAAGGTTTTGATACTACTCAATCACTTGATGATATTAAATCTGAATATAATACTACATTAGACGAATATAAAAGTTTATTAGCAGATATTTCTAAAACATCTGATGATTATATTAAACGTACTGACCCTGCAAATCCATATTTGAATAAATTTATTAAGTTTAATACAGGTGAAATATGTTATGTAACAAATCAAGGTGTAGTTAAATATCTACCTAATATAAGTCTAATTCAAAACACAGGAGTAGAATATAATAATACATTTATCCCAGTAAATATTCCTTTTAATCAATTATGGACTACTAATCCTGGAACAAGTATTCCTACAACTCCACAACTCATTTCTGGTACAAATATAGATGGTTCTGAATTAGGTAATGAAGGTAATAATGTAATAGTAGATAAAGTTATTTCAAACACTAATTCATCTTATTCAGGATGTTATGCAAATAATAATCCAATGACATTTATTGGAGATACACCTTTGCCTGTTTCTACAAGTTCTCATGCAAGCGTTTTTGTTAATGGCAATTTTGATATCCCGAATCTTCAAAGGAACAGTTTTGAAGAGATTACAAGTACAACAGTTGTACCTGGTTGGGATTTTAACGCTGTTTTAATAAACACCTCTAATGCAATGGGTTATCCACGACCTTATCCAAATGGTGATCAAGCAGTATCTATTCAAAAAAAACAAACAATAAGTCAGTCATTAAATATAAATGTAGGTACATATACATTAACTTTATTTGCTTGTCGTAGGAATTGTTGTGATAATTCAGGTACTTCAAATCCTATTAATATTCAATTGAATGGAACTACTTTTCATACATTGAATCCAACTAATGCTTCATGGCAATATTTTTCTATACCACTAATAGTAACAACAGGTGGAAATAATATAATAAGTTTCATTGGTACATCTGATACAGATCGCTCTACTGCTATTCAAAATATTCAACTATCTGGTGCACGTTCAGGTAAATACACATATGATTCATGTAAAGAAAGTGCTGTAAATGGTGGATTTAAATATTTTGCTTTACAAAATGTAGACCCGTTTTATTCTACTGGTTATTGTGGTGTTACAAATAGTTATACATCTGCGACTAGAACTACAAGTGACAGTTGTGTTACTATGCAAGATGGTAAAATGGGTGGTAATCAAGGAGTAAATGCTTTATATGAAATGAATGATGTAGGAATTCCTGCAAATCTTGGTAAAAATGCATATATTGATGGAGATTCAAAACTATACCCTTATCCAAGTGATACAAGTTTTAACCCGCCAATAGGTATTCCTAACACACCACCTATATCAATTGATTCAAATACTTATCAAAACTATGCTTACGGTGGTGATATGACCAAAACAGATTTTGGCTTATCAAAAATTACAACTACACAACAGAGACAAATAACAGAACTGGAAACAAAATTAAATATGTTATCTTCGCAAATTGTATCATTGACAAATCATGCAAAAACGACAAGTAATGCAAATTATGATAAATTATTAGAAAACAAAAATGATTCAAAGAGTTATTTGGACCAAATTGCAAAAAATAATGATAATATAGATAACATAAAAAAAAATGCAAATGCTAATATTCTAGATAATATATTAAATGATAGCGATATAGTTGTTTTACAAAGGAATTCAAACTATCTTTTTATATCTGTATTAGCTGTTGCTGCAATTTTAGTATCTGTTTATGTTTTGAAAAAATAAAAAATAATAAAAAAATAAAAAAATGTGGGATTATCTTGTTTTTTTATATAATTTATAATATTTAATTTATCTTCTTATAAATTATATAATAGTATGCCAGAACAATCAAATCTATATAGTTCATCTGATAATCAAGATATATTGAACAACATACAAAATTTACAAAGCATGGAAACAGATTTATTTAATAGTTTAGAATCAACGCCAAGTTTAACACAGGAACAAAAAACCACCATTTTAAATAAAATAAATCAATTGTCGCAAATGCGTATTAGTTTATATAACATATTAAAAAATATGAGTGGATTTTATGAAAATACATTAGCTACGTCAAATGATACATTAACAGAACAAACCGTGGCTATTAGTATTATAGAAGAGCAATTAAATAAAACAAAGCAAGAAATGGATACATTAACTGATGAAAAAAATAATAAAATTAGATTAATAGAAATAAATAGATATTATGGAGAGAGATATTCAGAACACGCTGATGTAATGAAAATTATTGTTATTATGTTATTACCTATTATTATCTTATTTATGTTATCCACAAGAGGTATTATACCTACTAATGTATTTTTTGCATTAATGATAATTATCGCAATAATAGGTTCTATCTTTTTATGGAAGCGAATATTTTCAATGGTAACAAAAAATAATATGGAATATGATAAACACGATTGGCCTTTTAATCGAGGTAATGCACCTCCTGCACCGAGTAATGCAAAATCTGGTATTGATCCATGGTCTACAAATCTAAATTGTCCATTTACAAATATAACGGGAACACAAACAGGAACACAAACAGGAACAGGAACACAAACAGGAACACAAACAGGAACACAAACAGGAACAGGAACACAAACAGGAACACAAACAGGAACACAAACAGGAACAGGAACACAAACAGGAACAGGAACAGGATCAGATTCATCAATATCAAATAGAACTGTAACTGAATCAATGGTTAATAATATTTTTACAAAATATGCAAGACAAAAAAATAGAAAACCAGATGTTATACTCGGTGGTGAGTATATTAAATCGTATAATTCATATTAGTGATATTATCAAAATCCCTTCTTTTCAATGATTTTAGAAAATATAAAAATTTATAATTCTTCCATTATAATTCTTCTATTATAGTATAAATGTCACAATCATTTACATTAGATGATAATGGAAATACATTAGATTCAAATACTTATAATATAAACAAAATTAACACTCTAAGTAATGACATAAACGCAAATTTTTTACAATATAAAGATTTATACACAAATTATTCTTTTTTTTTGGATTTATATGAAAAATATAATGAAGATAATAATACATATAACGAAAAAACAACAAATGATATATCATCAGTATTAGTAAATGAAAGAAAAACATATTATGAAGATCAGGGAATAGAGTCATTAAATTATTATTATAATTTGTTAATAGGAATTTATATAATTACTATAATTGTTTATATTGTTTCTTTGTTCATCTTTAATTCTAATTGGTCTCTTATAAAAAAAATAGGTATTTTGATTGCTTTAATAATACTTCCATTTACATCTTCTTATCTTCTCTCTTTCATTGTTTCAATGATTTATAAATTATTTGGAATTTTACCTAAGAATGTGAATTTAACATTATAACACAATTTTGAAATTATATCAAATTTATTCTTAATCTTCTATTTCATCCATTTCATCTACGTTCTCAGGATAGACAATCTTACACTTATGCCAACCAGTTGGTTTATGTAAACCAAACTTTTTATCCATATAATCATATAATTCCTGTCCCTTAGGCATTTTACGATTACCTTGCTCTTGTTGAAACCATATTTTAAATTGATTATATAATTCATTCTTTTTAATTTTATCTGTATCTCTACCTGTTTTTTCTATATTTTCAGAAACAAATCCTGCAATATGATCTTGTCCCTTTCTATATTTATTAGATGCGTTCAATACATAATCACAATCACTTACAATACCTTCTGTTTCAAATGCCCTTTTTACAAGCATACTAGCAAATACAGGTGCAAATAATGGTAATTTATCTTTCAATGATTTATCCTTATTGAAAATATATTTAGAATCATCTGTATGTTCTTCACCTTCATCAATAAATTTAGATATAAAATCGCATTTTCTAATACGTCGCCATGTTCCATCATCATTACTGTTAATATCAAATAAATTATTTGTACAAACAACCAAATTAAACTGAGGTTCAAATATTTCACTCTCTGAATATAATCCTCTGGCTTGAATCGGATCCCCACCCGTTAATTCTTTCATAATACCTTCATTTAATTGCACATTCTTAGATGGTTCTTGCATGACAGCATATCTCACACCTTTTAATTTCAAAACTTCATCTGATGTACCACCAATAAGTCCACGTTTTTCTGTAACAAGTGTAATTGGAACCGTCCCTTTATAATCACCTAATGTTACACCCATCAAGTCAGCCAAAATCGATTTACCATTACTACCGCTTCCATGATACACATTAAATGTTTGATTTTTATTAGTTCCAATTAAACACGAAGCCATATGATCCCACATATAACGATTTAATTCAGGAATAGGAAATAACTTTTCCATAAAACTGAGAATTTCTTCTTTTAAAGTTCTATATTCTTCATTTTCATCAATGGAATCATAAGGAGTATAACTGATTTTTGTAGTTTTTGTAATATAATCTTCTGGTTGCCCATCTCTAAATACTTTATTTTTGAAATCAATCACGCCATTATTAAATCCTAATAAATATTTATTTGTATCCATATTTTTAATAAAATCGCCGTCATAAAAGAGTTCCATAGCTTCACGCATAATATTATTCTTATCATTCGTTTTTTTAAGAGTAAGCATGACATCACCAATAATCTTCACCTTTTTTTTAATATGTTCAGCACGATCATCGCTGGGGTCATAATGATGATATTCATTATGTAATTTTTCGCTTTTTTGTGAATATAGATTATACATTTGTTTGGAAATCGATTCTCTCAAACTCATTCCTTTATCTAATACCCATCTATGATTATGATATCTATACCATACACCTTTTTTATCATAACTAACACATACATATTTATCTTTAAACATTTGTTTTAATACCTGAGCCTTATCATACTCTGTTTGACTATTTAATGTTTCATCTATTGCGTATTCAACAGAAACAGATTTAATTTTTTCATAAGCCTCAAAATTATATTGTTTTACCCAATACATAATAGTTCTTCGTGTTATTACTTCACATTTGGATACATTAAAATATTTCTTCCATTTTGAAAATAAATCAGGAATACTATCATAATCAAAATCGGAGGCTCTACTTCTAAGTAAAACCCATGATAAGAATAGACGATCATCCGTTCTTTTTAACGCAAATGCAACTTGACGATTTAACACATGTGACCCAGGCTCGTAAAATTTTTCTGGTAAAACAATAGTATATTCATGTGTTTCTCTAATTTCATATTCTGATGGTTTCAATTTTGAAAGCATAATGTTTACTGCTTTGTCTAATGAGCTTTTATCTTTGATATCAGATAAAGACATATACCCTTCTTCTTCTTCATCTTTTATAAGGAGATTGACTTTGGTTTTACTATTTGGTTTTTTGAATTTTTTATTTGAGCGTTTATTATATTCATCTACTATTTTGGCATTTATTTCGAATTTTATATTTTCAGTGTTTCGCACAGATAATTTTGAAAAGTTTTTCTGTAAGTCAAATTCACGGACATTTATTTCATCCATTTCAAATTCTCCATCTCTGTCATCATAATCAATACTAAAATGTTGTGTTAATTCATATGCTTCATTACCAGGCTTTCTAGAACCGAAAAGTTGCCAATTGGTACTACCTTTACTAATTCCTTCATCTAGAACAGATTCCCACGTATTTATAAGTGGAAGATCCCAAACCTCAGGTAATTTTTCAATCATCTTCTCGCGAAGCATAACTTGTAAAGTGTGTTCCATTTGAATCCCAATAATCATATGAATGCCATCTTTTGTCAAGCTTTTATCATCTAACCTATTTACATTTGGTTTCTCAAAAATATAAATAGGAAATTGTTTTTTTGATTCAAACATAAAATAATTTTTCAGTTCTTCTAAATATAAAATAATCATATCCGTAATATGTTCTTTTGTATGTTTTCTAGACTCAGTATCATACGTAAAACGAAAATCAAAATCAACTACCAGAGGCGAACCCTCGTCTAGTTGTTTTTCAGTTAAATACTCTTTCTTTTTATTATTAAAAATATGGTCATAATACAATGCATAAAATATTGGTTCATCCTCTTTTGGTATTACATATGAACCCCCAAAAATATTTAAATTTTTATCAGGAATTCTTGTATGAGTTGCAACCAATCCAGGTGTATTCTTTGCATTATGCTTTGCTAAAAATTCGTTTAAATCCTTAAATTGATTGGTACTTATCATTGCATTATTCATTAATATAATACTATATAATGATTTTTCTATTTCAATTTTTTAAATTTAAAAAATACAAAAATACAAAATACAAAATACAAAATACAAAATACAAAATACAAAATACAAAATACAAAATACAAAAATATGTTTTCCTTCTAAAACCTCTTTTGGAACTTCAACGTAAGAAAATTCAGGATTTTCTTGTTTTTCATCTTTCTTGGATTTTTTTGGTTTATTTTTATTTTACAATCGTTTCTGTTTCGCTTGTTCTTTTTGTAATTTTGTATTTTTGATTTTATCCTTTTCTTCTTTGGTTAATCCTTGTAATGCTTTTTTTAGTATTTTTAGTTTTTTCTAGTATTTTTGCTTTTTCTAGTATTTTTAGTTTTTTTAGTATTTTTGCTTTTTCTAGTATTTTTGCTTTTTCTAGTATTTTTAGTTCTTTTAGTATTTTTAGTTCTTTTAGTATTTTTGCTTTTTCTTTTAGTATTTTTGCCTTTCCTTTTCTTTTTTCCTCCATACAAAACATCAAAATCATCATCATCATAACCAATTTTATCTGCAATTTTAGCAATATCCTTATTTATTAATTCTGTTTCATTAGGAAATTTTTCTAACAAATATGCTTTTAAATTTTCTCTTTTTACGTCGCGCGATGTTCCGAGAGGGAATTGTTCTGGTGTTCCCTTTTTATGTATTTTATACCAATCTTGAATATATATAGGTATTAATACACCTGGTGTTGCAGCGATAAAAGCTATAATTTGTGCATAAACTTCATTTTCGCTTACGGTTAATGCAATGGCACATGGATCTAATAAAGACATAGCAAATCTTTCCAACGCGCCAACTCCACATGTCATACCATCTTCATTTGCATCAACACAATTTTTAATAAATGTATCTATATATTCTTTTTTAAACTCAGGAGGCTGATTTTTTACAAATTCCAAACTATAAAAAACAGATTGTCTCAATAACGGCGATACTGAATCATAATTAAAATTTTTTAATCTTTCATCCATAATTCTTTTTAGCCCATCTTTTTGGAGTGTTTTTTTATCTTCTGGTTCTTTGCTTTCATTAATTATTGCTAAAATAGTATCATTTATATATATGGAATAATTCATGACGCTAGGAATATTTTTACGTGTTTGTTCTTTCAAATATGTATTTAATTTTTCATAATTAATTTTTGCGGATTCTTTATGTATTTGCATTGGGTCTATTCTTTGGTCTCTTCTAAAAGGAGGCTTATTGTTTTCATCTATATTACAATTTGTAAATATACCAGAATAATCTTCTATAGAATCTAGGACCCATTCATTTAAATTTTGGTTAAAATTTGTGCAATTTTCAAACATTCCTGACATATTGGTCACATTACTAACATCCCAATCTAATGGTTGGTTAAATTTTGTGCAACCCTTAAACATTTCTTTCATATCGCCTACGTTACTAACATCCCAATCTAACGGTTGATTAAATTCTGTGCAACCGTAAAACATTTTTTCCATATCGCCTACATTACTAACATCCCAAACTAATAGTTGGTTAAAATTTATGCAACCCTTAAACATTTCTTTCATATCGCCTACATTACTAACATCCCAATCTAACGGTTGATTAAATTCTGTGCAACCTTCAAACATTCCAATCATGTCATTTACATGACTAACATTCCAATCTAACGGTTGATTAAAATTTATGCAACCGTAAAACATTTGTGTCATAAAATCTACACGAGTAATAGTCCAATTTAATGGTTTATTAAAATTTGTACAATTTTTAAACATTCCTGTCATATTACCAACATTACTAACATCCCAATCTAACGTTTGATTAAAATTTGCGCAACCGTAAAACATTCCACCCATATCATCTACATCACTAACATTCCAATCTAATGGTTGATTAAAATTTGTGCAACCGTAAAACATTTGTGACATAGAATCTACCTTAGTAATAGTCCATTTGTTTAAGGGTTCGTTAAAATTTGAATAATTCATAAATAAATCACTCATATCTGTGACACGGGTAATGTCCCAATCATTTATATTTCTTGGTAAATCGGCAGGTAATAGATGTTTAGTATTTATATATTTTTCAACTAAATCTCTAATATTATCATCTGTTATTCTTGTCATATTATATTGTAATTTTATATTATGTGAAAATTACTAAAAATGTATATTTTATTTAAGTAGTTTTACACCCTTGAACATTTCAAACACCCATTCTTATTTTTATAATAAAATTTTTATAATTATTACATAATTATTGCATAATTATTGTACAAATAAATGTTGTATAAAATACATATAAAAAATACATTACAATATAAATATAGCAATGACAACATTTGTTTCCAAAGAAACAGTAAGTAGATTATTAAAAGATGTGAAACAAATAATAAAAAACCCACTAACTGATCACGGAATATATTATATTCATGATGATAATGATATGATGAAAGGTTATGCACTAATTATAGGACCTTCGGATACTCCATATTTTGGTGGAAATTATTTTTTTGAATTGAATTATCCTACGGATTATCCGCATAGTCCACCCAAAGTAAAATTTTGCACAAATGGTAATAATATTCGTTTCAATCCAAATTTATATAAATGTGGAAAAGTATGTATTTCTATTTTGAATACATGGAGAGGCGATCAATGGACATCTTGTCAGACTATATCAACTGTTTTACTAACATTATGCACGTTACTTTGTAGTGATCCAATATTAAATGAACCTGGTATTACTAGATCTTGTTCGGATTTTAAAAAATATACAGATATTATAGAATATGCAAATATAGATATTGCAGTTTGTGATATAATAAAAAAAAAGGAGGGGGTTTATCACGATTTTTTTGATTCATTTTTACCTTTTATAAAAGATAATTTTATGAAAAATTATGATAACATTTTATTATTTATTAAAAAAAAAATAGAAGAGAACAAAGACCAAACATCTGGATTAATTGTTACAAATTTATATAAGATGATAGTAGATGCAGATTATGTAAAGTTACGTAAAAAACTAGAAGATTGTAAATTAGAATAGAAAATTTTCAATAGAATAATGTAAAATATTTATTTTAAACAAAATTGAAATAAATAAATAGTATAAAACTATAATATAAATAACACTATGCATTTCTGTCCAAAATGTCAAAACATGTATTATATCCGTATCAATGCCGATGATCCAAACCAACTTGTATACTATTGTAGAAATTGTGGGAATGAAGATACTGCTGTATCATTAAATAATTTATGTGTTTCAAAAACACAAATCAAAAATAGTGAGCAATCATTTAGTCATATTATTAATAAGTATACAAAATTAGACCCTACGTTACCTAGAATAAACACTATTCTATGTCCAAATAAAGATTGTAAAACCAACACATCAGGCGTTGAAAGAGAAATTATTTATATAAGGTATGATGATGTAAATATTAAATATGTATATTTATGTTCGGAATGTGATACAGTTTGGGAAAATAGTGATAATAAATAGTGATAATAAAAATATAATAAAAATATAATAAAAAATTGAATAAATATATTTAATAAATTTAAAAGTATAATTAGTATATAATAAATGAGTGATAACGAAGAATCGCCTTATTCTAGTGATAATAGTGATAGTGATAACGAAAATGTAGTACCTGTTACAAAAAAGTCATCAAACACAATTAATAAAAAAGTAGTAAAACATCCTGTTATAAATGATTATAATGGTCTTGATGAGGTAGATGATGAGGTAGAAGATGATGAAGAAGAAGATGAAGATGAGGATGAAGAAGAAGAAGATGAAAATGAATATGATATTGAAACTAAAAATAAAAAGGGTGGTGCTAAATTAGACGAATATGAAGAAGGTGAAGAAGGTGAAGAAGATTACGAAGATGATAATGAAGACGAAAATAAAGTATTTGGAGAAAAATTACCAATAACGCCAATGGATAAAGCACAAATCAATAATCTTCAAAATTACGACTCTGATGATGATGACGAAAATTATGATGAAAATTATTTACAAAAATTTGATAGTGAAACCACAAAAAGTTATATTACTAAATACCATTCAGAATGTTTACAACATAATTATGCCGAAATTGAAATTATGACACGTATTGTAAGAAATAGTGATAATATAATTATTGACCCTTTACATAGAACATGTTCATATTTAACCAAATATGAAAAAGCTCGTGTTCTTGGGATGCGTGCAAAACAAATAGAAGATAATCATGAGCCATTTGTAGATGTAGCAAAAAATGTAGTAGAAAGTTATCTTATTGCAGAGCTTGAATTAAAAGAGAAAAAAATTCCTTTTATTATTAAAAGACCTATTCCGAATGGTGGATTTGAATATTGGAAATTAGAAGATTTGGAAATTATAGCATTCTAAGTATTTTATAAAACTTTATAATCAAATAATATAACAAATAATCTAATAATCTAACAAATTATTTTTTTCGTATCCTTAGTAATAACACAACCTGTTTTATCTGTTTTAGTAATATTTTTTTTAAAGGTATAAATAAACTCTACATTAGATAACTTTTTTAATTTGTTCGTATTTTCTTTACATAAGAATGCTCCCTTTTTATAAATACTATGAAGCTCTTTTTTACTAAGGTCTTCTGTATTATCCATTTTGGCTACTACATGACACGACGAATAGTCATTCGCATGAAACCACATATCATTTGGCGACGCCATATCAATAATAGTAAAATTATCTGAATCATTTTTTCCTATATAAAAGATAATTTCTTTTTGAATATTATCAAAATAAACTATTTCGGTTTTCATATTTATTGTTATCCTATTTTATAAAAAATAAAAAATTATTCATTTTTATTTATTATCTATTATCTATCTATTTTTATTTTATAGTTAACATTTCCATCTATTTCCACAATTGATACATGTAACGAAAGTAGTCATAGGTTCATCTGCACTACGCGTTTGCATTTGATAATATGTACATTTGTTTACTTTACACTTTCTACATGTAAAAGTATCTGTGGCGGCTTCCATATTCGTTTCAAATTTATATTTATCCCGCTTTATTTTGGCATCAATAAAATCTTGCCATTTATCAGGTGCTAATTCTTGGTGTGTCATAAATGCAATTTTATGAGCTTTAATAGTACCATCATTAATATCTTTAATAATTGTAGGATTCAAATTAGTATAAATACTACGCAGTCTGTCTACATAAATAAGTATAAAAATTCGATTATCCCATTTTTTTAATACTTTTTTTTGATCCGCTTCTTTCAATGTATAATTAAAAATACCTTTTTCCAAATTCAAACTATGTTTTTCGTTTTTGATTTTTTCATTCAGCTTTTTTACAATATTGGAACGGAAAGTATCCACATTTTCGATTTTACCTTGTTTTGATAATAATGACATATTGATTTAATTAAATAAATATATTTAAATCAATATCAATTTTATTTTTTATTCGTTACATAGGTAAAAAATAAATAACTTATATATTTATATTTTATTCCTTACTATCATCACTATAATCGTATTCTTCTTCACTTAATTCAGTCCCTAATTCTAGTAATGCTTCATCTACGTCGTCATCTTCATCTTCGTGATCTTTACTATCATTTTCACTATCATCATCTAAATCATTATCTGTTTCACTAGAATCTACTACAAAACCATCTTTTAAATATCCGTCTTTGGTTTTACGCTCTTTTGGAACATTTGCTAATTCATCTTCCTCTTCCTCATCCTCAGCTGCCGTAGCTGATAAATCTTCAAATCCACCAAATAATTTTTCATATATTTTTTCCCATAATTCAAGTGTTAAGTCTATCCATTGTCTCTTATCATTATTTTCATTATTTTCATTCTTTTCATTCTTTTCATTCCTTTCTTTTTTGTCCTTTTTATCCTTCTTATCGTGTTTTAAAAAAGCAACAACTGCACAATTACCAAAAAATAATTTTGTATCAATTGGTGGAGGAAAATCATACTTATTTTCATTATTTGCACGTCCTTCTGTTTTAGCAAATACTTTTACATAATATTTGATACCTGATAATTTCACATTCCATTCAATCTGCTCAATAAAATCTTCGGCTTTTTTGAATCCACACTTCTTGAACAATTCTTCTTCTTTAAAATCTTTTACCAATAGTGATTTTAGTGTTCCTGTTTTTTCTACAATAATAATATTCAATGGTTGTGACATATTTTATAATTATTAAAAAATAGGTTTAAATGGTTTATAATAATTATTAATAAAATGAAACTCTATATTGAAAATTTTGGCATAAGTAATCTTGTCAAAACGCTAGGTGTATTGGAAAAATATCCTGTTCATAAAAAATATAAATCTGAAATTTATTCAGATGATGGTATTTATAATGTAAATAACATAGATTTATATAAATGTGTTATAAAGGATGATGATATTAAAAAAATAGATAATTATTATAATGATAAATCACTTTTAATAGATAATTCAAAAGTAACATATATAAAATGGAATCAAATTCCATATGAACATATTATATTACATACATGCGAATTTCATTATTTAGTAAATAATTTAGTAAATCAAGAAACAAGTATAATATTTGTGATAATAGGAAAAAAGGTTTTTGATAGAGTTTATAATATGGAAGAAGAGATAAAATTAAATTATAAAGATTTAGATTTAATGGATTTTTATTTTGAGGTTTCGGATACATTAGATATTCATCATGAAACAGTAAAACAAGAAATAAATGAGTTTTTATCCTTGTTAAACTAATCTATTAATATATTATGTTATATTGGACTATTAAATTTACTATTATATCCATTATTTTTATATGCTTAGTACATCATTTAATAAGTTTTTTCACTTCTACATTAACAGTACCTAAGATTAAAGACTTGGTCAATATACCCAAACAAAAATATGAATCCATGTATAATGTTATTTCAAATGAGAATCATATAAACGAGAGAATGATACATAATGAAAGTTATAAAGAATCATTACTACCAAAAGCAAATGTAGAAGATAATATGAAAAAGGAATTGAAATCTTTTTTAAAATCACAAATGGAATCACCAGATAAAATTGGTGTATCTAATATAACGGACTTGAATTATACAAATACTTCTAATTCGTTTTCATTTATCAATGAATAAAAAAATATTTTCTATAAAAATAAAAATTGAAACCTTTTTTGATTACATACAAGACATAAAACAAATAGAATACATAAAAGAAATAGAATACATAAAAGAGATACAAAACATATATAAATCAAAAAAATATGAGCGTAAACTTTTCACTCGCCGTAAACTTTACACCTGTTTATATGAGTGATAAAATATATGATGAGTTAGCAGGTTTGCTTCGTAAAAGCTATCCTAATGTATGTATTCTTTATATTGATAAAGTATCAAATTCAAAATTAGAAGACAAATTCGTGAAACGCAGAATCTCATTTGGTGAGATGAATCAAGAAAAAACGCTTTTTCATGGTACTTCTGCAAAGGCGATGGATTCTATTACGAAAAATGGATATAAAGCTTCTCTTAATAAGAGAGCAGTTTTTGGCCCTGGAAACTACTTTTCCTCTATGGCGTCATATAGTAAAGAATATACGGATACAGCTAGTTCAGGTGAAAGTTATATGATTGTAAATCGTGTTTTACTAGGAAATCATACGATATCAGTCCAAGGAAAATATAGTGGCGATTCAGGCGGTGACGGAAAATCCATCTTTGTACTACGACATGATGATGCTGCACTACCCGAATACGTAATTTGTTTTCATAAAAATGCACAAACGTAGATTAAATATATAATTCAAATATATAAATAAAATTGAAATACTTTTTTTATTAAATATAATTGAAATAAACTATAAGAAGTAAATACAAAATGAAAGTAATTAGAAAATCGCAAATATTTTCAAGAGCCAAACTTCTCTCTAAGAGAGAAAATGAAAATGAAATAAATAATGAAAAGAAACTTCTTGCATACATAAGAAGTTTACCTGATGAAATGATAAATGAAATACGTTACTTTCTTTGTGGTGAAACTAAACAAATAATAGAAAATGAAATAGAGAAAAAAAGAAGAAAATGGTATAAAAAAATGTTATGTGGAAGGGATTATCGTTTTAGTTGTTTTATTTTCGAAATTATTAAAAAAATCGATAAAAAACATTTGATACGATTAATTCTTGAAGGAACACTAAAAAAACACACAAAATTGATAAAAGAATTTAGAATTTATAGAGAGGATGCAGAAGGTCAAGAATTGATTGAAAAATGGAAAAAGGGTGAAATTCAAGAAAAGTATGATAATTTGATAAAATATACTATTTCAGATGATATTAGTTCATTTATTCAAACTTCTTATAAGGAGGTGGATAAACTTGAAATAGAAGAATTGAATGAGTATGTTTATCTTTATAAATCATTATTATATGTAGAAAATAAAACGGCAAAATAAAACGGCAAAATAAAACTGCAAAATAAACAAAAAATTGAATATAAACAAAAATTGAATATAAACAAAAAATTGAATATAAAAAGAATTAACTATTTTTTTTAACAAGAAACATATGGATAAATCATTGTTACATTTTCAAAAATCAGATATCTTTTCACCACCCGAAATATCAAAGCTTATGGCTTCTAAATTACATACTTATGGAAACCTATTAGAGCCATCTGTGGGTGAAGGTCATCTATTAAAGTATATTGATTTAAATCATTATGATAACATAGATGTATATGAAATAAAAGAAAGGTATTTGGAAAAAATAGTTTCCGATAAAACTAATAAAAAAATCAATAAATATCACGAAGACTTTATCAAGGCAAATATAACGACTACATATGATAATATTATCATGAATCCGCCTTATATACGCATTCAAGATTTATCCAAAGAGTATCGTAGCTACATAAAAGAATCCTTTCCTATTTTTAAAACAGGGTTAGTAGACTTATATTATGTATTCCTATTGAAATGTATTTCATTACTAAATGAAAATGGAATTATGATAGCTATTACACCAAATAGTTATTTATATAATAAATCGTCGTTGAGTCTTAAAAAATATTTATTTGAAAATAGGTTCATTCGTGAAATCATTGATTATAAATCAGAAAAAGTATTTGAAGGAAAATCTGTTTATTGCTGTATTACAATATTTGATAAAAGTTCAAAGGATTATTTGATTTATAATAATACACAAATTTATTATAAAGATGTTGATACAAAAGATTATAATATATTTAATACTATAAATTCTTCTAATGCAAATAATACATCTACAACATCTACAACATCTAAAACAAATACATATAAAAAGTTGAAAGATATATGTAAAATTAAAAATGGAATAGCTACTCTTCGTGAAAAAATTTATATTCACGAAAAACCACTTTATCCAGAAGAACCTTGTTGGAAACCGATTACTAATGGTAAAAAAAAAGCATATATTATATTTCCATATCATGATAATGGTAAGATTATAGACGAAACGGAGTTTCAAAATAAGAATTTAAAAACATATACTTATTTACAAGCGAATAGATTAGAACTGGAAAAACGCGATAAAGGGAATAAAACATACCCAAAATGGTACGCGTTTGGAAGAACGCAGGCACTAATCAAGTCAAAAAAAGAAAAAGTATTATATATTCAAACTTTTATGAATCCATCTGAGGTGAAACTAGAAATATCAGAACCTATGTTATTTTATGGATGTTTATGTATAGAACCAATTCATAATGATACAGAATTAATTGAAAAAACGATTATAAAAAATATAGATATGTTGACAAAAATGTCTTCTAAGAGAGGTGGTGGTTGGATTAATATAAGTAGTCGTAATTTATATGAATTACCTGTTCAAGATAATATTCAAGATAATATTTATGATAATCTAAAATAATATCTTCTTTATCAAAATGATAAGCATAACAATGATCAAAAATTTTATATTAATTTCAGCTTTATTTTTTACATTATAGTTATTATTACGACAATAATAAATACAATTTTTTGTACTTATACGATTACCCGTTTTATAAAAACATTTATGAATACATAATTTTGTATTATTTGTATTATTGGTATCAATATCAATGAGTTCTATCATATTGGAAATTGTATAACTTCTTTGAATGTTTTATATTTGTATTGGAAAAAATGAATTCAATTTTTTATAAAAAATGAAAAACAAAATGAAATACCTAACTCTAACTCATTTTTTCATTTTCATATGTACGAAATTCAACAATAAACCCATTTGCAGATGGCTTATTATGTCTCAATATTGTATCTATTTTTATAACATCATTATATTTGAAATTACAAGTTAGTCCTTTGGGATAAAATGTACATTTTTTAGTATCATTTTTACATATAAGTTTTCCTCCTACTTTTTCAAAAATTTCAACTAATTCTTTACACGATAATTCCATAATACGAATATTTATTATATTTTTAAATTTGTTTCATTATAAATAAAATTATAATGATTAAATTTTTTACATTTCAATAAAAAATCTGATTATATATAAAATGAATTATTATAATATTTACTTATCATTTATTGTAATAATAAAAATAGTCATTGTCATTTTAGCCATTTTACATATATATCTAAAAATAAAAGAAAAAAAACTATCTGAGTTAGATAACAAAATAGAGTATTGGAGAGAAAGATTAGAATTTGTATTTATAGTACTAATGTCCGTATTATTAATTTATTTATTTAATCCAAGAACGAAAAGTGTAGTAATTGATTCTGAAACAAAAACATTATTATGGCTATTTGGAATTATTTTATTACTTACTGCAAAATGGGATGATTTTTTTCATGAAAGTAAATTATTTTCTCTCGTTCAATCAACATTGGGTGATAAATAATTTGAAAAATAATTTGAAAAATAAATAATATTTAATATTATATAATTATGATAGAAAATACTGATTGTTATAGTTTAAAAAAAATAACATATAATAATGGGATATTAGATGAAAGCGTGGATGCAACATATATTATTCATTTGGAAGGAAACGGAAGGTATGACCATATTATGGAACAATTAAACTATTATAAACCATCTAAAACAGTTTATATTCTATTTAATAAAGGGTTTAAAAATTGTAAAAAAAATGATATAATTAAACTTCCTGCACAAGATATAACTCATGCATTTTTACATGTTTTTAAAGATGCTAATGTGAAAAAGTATGATAGTATTTTAATTTTAGAAGATGATTTTATATTTAATGAAAAAATAAAAATAAGTGACAAACAAGAAAATATTAATTCTTTTTTAAATAAATATAAAAATACTAATACAGTTTATTATTTAGGTTGCATTCCATATTTACAAATACCATTATTTAGTAAATATCATAATCGTGTATTATTATCTACTGGATCACATTCTATTATTTATACAAAAAAAAGTAGAGAGTTAATACTAGATGATTTAAAAAATCTTGATGATTGGGATATTTATATAAATTTATATGCACCAGTAAAAAGATATATATATTACGAAGCTATGTGTTACCAATTGTTTCCTGAAACTGAAAACAGTAAAACTTGGGGACAAACAAATGGATATGATATAAGAAGTGCCAAGATATTAAATCAACTATTTAAATTTTTACATTTAGATACGAAAGTAGAACCAGGATATTCTATTTTGTATATATTTTCAAAAATAATTCCCTTTTTTTTCATTATTTTTATAGTTTCGATTTTCTATTTTTTCATTAAATATAAAATAATAGATAAAACAAAAAAATATATTTCTAAAATAAAAATCTAAATTTTACATCATTTATTATTATTTATTCTTATCTTCTATTATTTTTTTTATAAGGTAATAATTTGTAAAAGTAGGAATAATTAGAATATTTATAAACAATGTAGATAATTATAACTAAAAAAATAAATATTAAACAATACATATATTTTTCATTACTTGATACATTATTGTATTTAATAAAAATGTTATAAATAGATGGATGTATATACATAGCTATTTTTTTATAATAATCTTCACGAAGACTATCTTTAACATTTATATCTTTATGCCCTAATTTTAATAAAATATCATCCAAGTAAGTTGATCCTGCACCATGAATAAAAAAAGGTCTTTTATTTTTATAATATATATTATTATTTTTAATAGTAATTTGATCAGTCACTTCATTATATGGTAAGTCTAATACTAAAAATATTTCAGATTTTGTATCAATATAAAAGTCACTTGGGTTTTGTTGACAATATTTAGTCATGAGTATTTGGTCATCAGACGCATTACTAGAAGATAATTGATACATATTAGTAATAATAGTTAGTATATCTTTTACATAGCCAATATATGTTCCTGCATTAATTAATTGTTTATTACATGAACCAAAATATGCTTGATGTATAAAATTATTATGTCTTGAAATATGTTTATGTTCAGATACTATTATTTTACATTTATATTCTCTTTTTAATTCTAAAAATGATGTTTTTAAATCTGTAAGATCTCGAACACATATTACATCATATCCATCTACAAAACAAACGATATCATTGAAATCTATGTTTTTCAAATAATTAATCATTAGTTCATAACGCCATGTAAATCCCTGCCATTCTTTTTTATATCCTAATACATCAATATCTCCATTATTTTTTTTTATGGTTTCTATTAAATAAGGAAAATAATATTGTGATTCAGTAGCAACAGTAACTATTTTTACATTTGTCATTTATTTAATATTATATAACATTATTATATTGAGTACTCAAAAAATACATAAGGTAGTTTTCACAAGATAATATTTTAATACCAATAATTTGGTGAAAAATTAGCAATTTGTTCATATAAGTTATCCCATTTTTTATCTAATGGTATTTTATCATCTAAAATATTTAAACATGTATTTAACTGATCCATTGTAGAAACACCTAATATAATTTTATCATTTTGATTCATTTTAGAAGTATTTTGTAACCACTTTAAAGAATATCTTATACATTCTTCCTTATCTAATGTAAAAAAATCTTTTAAATTTTCTAGAATTTCTGGTTTCCAAAAAATAGATTGATATATTTTATTATCTTTGAATCTAGAATTTTCCGATATTTCTGCTGTATTTTTATAATCTTTATATTTACCTGTTAAAAGACCACCAGCTAATGGATTATAACCCCAAAATTCAATATCATGTTCCTTTAATAATGGAAAAAGTTCTTCTACTTTTCTAGATATTAAATTATACATTCCTTGATAATAAGTAATTGAGTTATAATCATATTTTTCTGAAATATCAATTGCTTCTTTGGTTTGTGTCAAAGAAAAATTAGATACCCCAAAATAATCAAATTTGTCTTTTCTCCATAATGTATCACATGTTTCTAATGTTTCTTTTAAACACGTTTCATAATCAAAACAATGTAAATATAAAATATCTATCTTTTCCTGCTTTAAATTTATAAGTGATGTATTTAATTGTTTTTCAATTCCATCTTTATTTAATTGTCCTAATTTTCCATTTGTAAAATCATTATTAAACCATGGATTAACTTTGGTAGCTATTTTTGGTATAAAAGGCATTTCTAGTAAAAGCTCACCTAATATCTTTTCTGTTGTTGTATTTCCATAATAATATGCAGTATCTAGTATAGATTTTTTTTTCATTTTATTTAAATAGGCTTCTAATATACTTTTATAAGAATCTAATTTATAAGAATTTAAGTTATTAGAAGAATAGGGATAACTTATGTTCATCGTTCCTAAAACAATATTTGACATATATAATTTTTTATATAAAAAATATATATTTCTTATTTATTATTTATTATATAGGTGCATTAGAATCATGATAATAAAACCACCATACATCGTATAAATGGAATAATGAAATAATAAATAAACAAATTCGTATAAATAAATTAACAAATGATAAATAAAATGATAAATAGAAGAGAAACAGAAAACAAAAGAGATGATAACATAGTTTTATTTGTTTCATAATAAAGAGAAATAAATTATATTTATTATCCTATATTTATTATCCTATATTTGTTTCTCTTTATTATCCTATATTTGTTTCTCTTTATTATCCACCATATAAAATAAAATTTTTACCTTTTTCGTAAATTATATTAAATACATTTTTTTTTTCTTGACATATATCACAAAATACCATACTTAAAAGTATTCGTCTTTCATTTTCATCAATGGCTGTTGATTTATGTAAAATATCTGAACCTTTGAAGAGAATTAAACTATTTTCTTTCATTTTTAAATTATGCACTTGTCCGTTATATTTATATTTAAATATATTCTTTGATAAATCATCTTTATTTGAATTCTCATTTACAATAGTTAATAAAGCAACATAACGATCACCATAATAATTACTATAATCTAAATGCCATTCTATGTGATCTCCTTTATTAGTATACATTAAAAGAGAACATGCATTAGGGTCACTAAGAGAAATTCTTTGGACTGGTTTTTTTATAATATCACCTAGTACATTTAATATATTATTGGAATAGTAGAGTTCGACAATACCATCATAATTTGCTTTATGTAAATCAAAAAAATTGACACCTGTTGCCTTTCTTAGCATAAAATCTCTCGATTCAAATTGTTTATTATCAAATTGTCCTCTAATATAATTGAAATAACCCTTTTCCAAAAAATCATGCACTATAATAACATTATTTTGTTCGGTTACTTTATAATTTGGATTAACTAGTGAATGTAATTGTTTAGATCCATTTATTTTTTTATGAATTCCATGTAAAAATAACTGGACAGTTGTATTTTTTTCATTTATGTATAACAAGACAATTGTAATAAAAAATAAAAGAAATATAATAGTAATAATTAATAATACAAAATTAATATTTTTAAAATATTTATTCATAATATTATATATTCATAGAAATTAAATATATAATAAAAAATAATGCAGTTATACATTTACAATCAAATTTTAAACTTTTATATTTATTTACTAAATTTATGGTTTCTTAGACTTAATTGTCTTTCCAAATTTATTAAAAATATTTATTAATCGCATTTTTGCTGATAAAAAGAAAACATAAACATGTAATAACGCACATAATGCATAATGAATAAATGCGGAAAACAAAGTATGTATAACATCTAGACACCAATATTCATAGATAACCTCTATGAAAAATTTTTTTATATAAATCAACATAGCTAATCAATTATGTATAAGTGTTTTTATATTGTTTATTTACACATTTTTTACCATTTATCAATTTATTGAATAATTATTGAATCAAAGTATTATTGAATCAAAGTATGTAATATTTCATGAAAGGATCTATATGGAGTATCTGAATGAAATCCTAATATATTTGGACACTTATCATAAAATGTATTTACTTCACAAATATGATTTACATTTATAATATAATTCATTTGGTCAAATACAATTTTCTGAGAAAATAAACTTTCATAAATCTTAAAACTATCTGTATAAGTTATGTTTTCATATTTTTGTATTTTTTTATCTGTTTTTAAATAGGGAACTTTATCAAATATGATATTTATTGGAATAATATTTATTTGTTTATCAGTATCTGCCCAGTGAATATGACATAATTCACCAGTTACATTTTCCCAAGAATTATTTTTATTTTGTTTATAATTAGTCATAATAAATTTTACTGGAAGTATAATAAACGGTAATCCATTTTTCAAAACGACAATATCACATTTTTTCCTTCCCGATGCATTACAAGAAGGAACATTATGTTCCATTTTACATTGATATATCTCTTTATTAGAAGACATATTAATAACTTCATTAATTTCATTTACAAAATATTCATGTAAAAGATCTACTTTCTTACTACTTCTTGCTCCATGAGTAATATATTTTTCAAATACTTCTTTAATATTGGTTAAAAATCTCTGACTTGCGTTCATTATACTTTCTTCGGCTTATATTAATACAAATGAGATGACGTTTAATTTCAATTTTATTTTGAAAATAAAATTATAGCTTTATATTATTTACATTTTTATTATTTACATTTTTATTATTTACATTTTTATTATTTACGATTTTGGTCAAGTTTTACATGATATAAAAATGTTTGATTTAATGGAGACATTGGATTATTAAAATCAACCCTCATATTTTTATATAAAAAATTACTATAATACATATGTACAATATATTGTATTTCAGGCGAATAAATTGCTCTACATTTACATAATATTATATCCATAGTTGAAATAAATTCTAAACATGATTTATCTCCCCAAATGTCATCATGATATATTTTTCCATTTTTAATTTTCATTGCAATATCAAAAAGATAATCAATAGCATTTTTAGAACCAATAAAAAATGTATCCGATGAACCATAAATAATATTATCATCTTGATAACAAATATCAATTTGTTGTTCTATTTGATTAAAAGATAAGTTTGGTTGAATAATAATATCAAATAAACGACAGTAAATTGTCAAATCTATTTCAATATTATTCTTATTAACATAATCATTTTTCAATTTATTTAATAAATATCTTCTATACATCAAATTTGGAACAAATAAGCTACTTCCTTTATTATGTTTAATAGTAGAATAATATTGATTTGTAGTTTGCATTTCTTCTGTATCATTATAATTTTCCACATAATCAAAGATATGTATATTCATATAAAACTCCTTAAAAATATTTTTTATTTCTTCTTCATTTTTTTGTGAATAATTTCCAGATTCTTTTTTATCAGATAAAATAAAAACATAAATATTATGAGTTTTTAAAATAGGTTGTAATGCTTTTATATTTTTAAATAAATTATTACGATAACTACGAAATTGTCCATATACCATCAATACAATATTTTTTCTCTGAATTGGTTTATATAAATTTTTAATAGGACAATTTACCCAAGAAATATATTTTTTTAATTTATTACATTCATTATTATATAATCTTATCAAATCAGGATTTCCATTTTTGTTTTGTCCCAAAACATTTCCATTTACATCTTTAAAATATTCTACACCTTTTTCAAATTTTAATAAATGTATATTTCCAATAATACCTTCTTTTCCAATAAATGAAGCTGTCTCTGAATTTCCTATGTATGCATTTACAGAACGTCCTAACACACCAGGACCAGTAAAATCTAGTCTTCCAGGAAAAGAAATATTATTACGAAAATTGTGAACAATGTAATTTATACAATTTAACATAATTGGATGTTTTGGTATTACTGCCATAATAGTTCCTAATGCTAAATTGTGTTGACCTTCTATTTTATTCTCATTTAAATCAATAGATGTGATAAAATGAATATTTGGTAATAAAAAATCATCTAATTTACCAATACATATTGTATCTATATCTGTTGCAATTCCACCTTCTGTATATAAATAGCAATAACGAAACAAATCCGATTTATTAGCACCTGGAACAATTGAATCATATGTTTCTAATATAATGGAATTAAAATGTCTTTGAATAAATTCATATCTTTCATCTTTATCAAAAAGATAATAATCATATGTTGGATTTTTTATTTTCCATGTATCGATAATATTTTGAAATTCTGGTGTAATTTCTTTTGTTTCCCATGTTTGAATAATTTTTCTAGGAATTGTCATTATGTATAAATATTATCTTTATTTTTAAATAAATGTTAACAAAATAAACTTTTTTAATTTTGAAAAATAAAAAAAAGTTTGTATTAGATTTGTAAATATTTTTGAATACATTATGTAGTAATAAATCTTGGGACAACATTCATAGTATTCAACTCTTGGAATAATAATTTACATGAATAGGGAATTTCAATATACGCAAAATCTACTCTATTATCACACGTTTTACAATGATGTACATTATTCTTATCATTATATGCTGCAATGAGTCCACATTTTTTACATGCATATACAGAATATTTATCAGATGCATCATACATTCTTCCTCTCGTGAATCTTGCCGCACCATGTGAGATCATACAGTTATGTGATACAATACCATTTGCTAAGAACGAGTGTGTTTTATCTACCTGAATATCATAAACAGGTTTTTCACCCACTTCTCTTATATCAATGACTGATAAATTCATTGTAGGTAATCCATTATTATCTCTTTTCACACCATAACTAATATTAGTATTTTTTGTATTATCTGTATTATCTCTATCTTTACTTTCATTTAAGAACCATGATAAGGCGCCAATATCTCTTAGATATTCTTCCGCAGTTGGAAAGGCTTTTGAACAATTAAACTTACCAAATTTCGTCCCCTTAATCAAATGATCTGTAATATCATGAGTAGAAGGAATAGCATAACTATGGATAAGAGGCTCATTTTGTTTTAATTCTTGAACTGCTTGTTGAATTGCCTTCTTCGTATGTACTATTTTATTCGGTTTTTCTTGTTTCATTCTAGTAAATTGAGTAATCTCATCTACACGCTGAATAATGATATTATGTTGACGTACTACTTCATTACGCAATCGTTTATAAGAAACAGCTGCTTCTAATCGTTGTGATTTATGGCAACAATAACGAAAACCGATTTTTTCGTGAAATGGAATTAATTCGTTCATATCTAAATGTAGTGTAAGTTGATAATTTCTATTATTTTCATTTGTATTATTTGTATTATTTGTATTATTTGTATTATTTGTATTATTTGTATTATTTGTATTATTTGTATTATTTGTATTATTTGTATCATTCGTATTTGTATCATTCATACTATTTTTAGCCTTAGAATAAGTTGTTTCTTTAAAGTTTTGGATTGTTACGTTTTCGATATTAAATCTAGATAATAATTTTTGAATATCCGTCATCATTTGCATTAATGACTCAGAATGAATATTATTTTTGGTCTGTGAAAAGGAGATAGAAGTTAACATGATTCGTTTACCACGATGTTTACTCAATACACAAGTATGACCATCACCACCAAATAATCCTCCTAAGAATTCACGTACAATTGGTTTAGGACATTTTTCGTCTAAGATAAACGCAGGTAGTCTAGCGGATTGATTTACTTTCTTACCACTCAAAATACCGTCTAATTGAATAATTTGTTTAATTAGTGAAATAGGTATTCTCACAAAATATAAATTTTTACTTTCAAAGTTCGTTTGCGTTGTGTTACATAATAAACGCAAATCATTCATAAAACTATTTACATCAATCATATGACCAAAATAGATGGTAGCTCTAACACTTTTCTTTGTATTTGATGCATTTGCATTTGCTGCATTTTCATATTTATCAATATTACCATCTGTAATCAAATAACCAATCAATTTAGCCAATACTAATGATTTCTTATAATTTTCAATCGTATTTGTTTCAAATATAAGGTCACCCACTTGTAATTTCCATTCATGACATTCTTTCATTTCTTCGTTGAAATCTACAATAGGACACGTAATGCCTGTTTTAACTTTGGTTTGTTGTACAATTAAATCCTTAGCCTTTACCCATTTATTATCAGAGGTAAGAATTGGATGTTCATGTGTACAAATTTTAGTTCTACCATCTTCAAATGTCAATTGTAAACAAGGTCTTTCACCTTTATATAAAAATCCTGTTTGTTTAGATGGAACTAATTGATTACTTTCTTCGTCCCAACCGAGAACTTCCTGACAATTTTCCATATTTTTAATATATACACTAAGACCATTCGTCAATGTAACAGGGGTATTTTCACTTTCGCAATCCCTCTCCATTTCGCCAAATCGTAACCCACCATCTCTACTACGTCCTTCCGCAGGTTGTCTAGTGAGATTTACCATAGGACCAATAGATCTACTATGTGTCTTATCATTTACCATATGTTTTAGACGTTGGTAAAATACTGGCCCCATAAAGACACTACATTCGTGTTGTTCACCAGTTAGTCCATTATATAAGAGTTCATTTCCATTAGATTCATATCCTAATTTAATGAGTTCTTTACAAATATCTTTTACGTCTAACTGTCCGAAAGATGTACCATCCCCAAAAAGACCTAATTCAATAAGTACTTTTCCTAATATTGTTTCCTTTAACTGACCAATTGTCATACGAGAAGGAATCGCGTGTGGATTAATAATAATATCAGGTCTTACGCCTTTACTTGTAAAAGGCATATCACATTCAGGAATAATATTTCCAACAGTTCCTTTTTGTCCGTGACGCGAGCTAAATTTATCTCCAATCACTGGTTTTCTAGTGGTTCTTAATCGTACCTTTGCAAAATTATAACCATCCCCATTTCTATCAATATAATTTTTATCAATATATGTTTCTTCATTTGTTTTATAAATTTTACTCTGATCTTCAAATTTAATCACTTTGGTATGATCATTTTTATTTTCCTTAATAGGAACAACCTTTGCTATAATAATATCCCGATTTTCTACTAATGTATTTTCAGGCATAACCCCTTTGGAATTTACTTTTGAATAATTACCCATTTTCATTCCTTTGGTTTTAGATGCATCAGGTCTACAACGGATTTCTTCATCTCCGTTAATTTTCTGTTTATCTTCATCCTTTTCAGTATGATAAACGGTTACTAATGCCATTCCACGATCAATAGAACCTTTATTAATAAGTAACGAATCTTCCTGATTATATCCTGTATGCGTCATAATAGCTACAATTACGTTTGTTCCAGAAGGAATTTTATTCAATTGAATCATATTCATAATACGTGTATCTACTAACGGTCGTGTAGGATAATTTAAAACATATGCAGTTTTATCCATTCTTTCTTGAAAACTAGTTACGTACATTCCCATAGCTTGTTTTGCCTGTGCACACTGATACGTATTTCTAGGTGATTGATTATGTTCAGGAAATGGAATACATGATCCTAATATTCCAAAAATGGTGCTCGGATGTATTTCACAGTGCGTGAATTTCTTTAAATCCTTTTCAAATAATTCTTTTGGGTTCGTAGCAATCATTGCCCAACTTTGTTCCTCGGGATCAATATATTCTAAAACGGCATCATTTAACGTCTTAGTAGTTAATAAATCATTCCATGAAATTTCATTACTATTGAGTCTAGTCATAATATCTTTTGTAATGAGAATATTTTTATCTTTCACTCTTAATACTGGTCTAGTCAATCTACCGCCATCATTACATACACGAATTTCTTTTAATTTATAATCAAATACAATAGAAGTATAAATATTTAATATTCCCTTATACTTTTTACTTTTGAGCATTAAGAATAAATCATATGGTTGTTCTGTTATTCCTACAAAGGCGCCATTAATAAATACTTTCACTTTATCATATATTTGCTCCACACTTTTTATATCATCAATCGCTAAAATATTTGGCATTACATACTCATAGATGGGAAGTGAGTGAGAACTAATAGTAATATGAGTCATATAACTAAGATTTTTCACAAGACCAACAGATTGACCCTCAGGAGATTCAGCAGGACAAAGGTACGACCAAGAAGTATTATGTAGTTTACGTGGTGGAATGAGTTTCCCACTTTTATCAGTAGGGGTGGAAATTCTTCTAGCATGACTTAAACTGGATACATAAGTCAATCTATTTAATACTTGTGCAACACCGACTTTATTTGAATTTGTATTTTTAACACCAAAGTCACCAGTGCCAAGTGCACGTTTCAACCCATTTTCAATCGTTGTAGATTTGACTATTTTATAAACATTTGTTAGATTGATAATATTTTCATAATCATCAGTTGATTTCCACGAGCCAGTATTAATTTCTTTAATTACTTGTTTTTCCATATCTTTCACTAGTTTATTAAAATAGTTTCTAAATAAATTATTTAAAAGAGTACCAGTCAAGTCAACCCTTTTATTTACGTATGAATCACGATCATCTTGGTCAATAATATTAAAAGCTGCCAATGATAACTTGTGAGCTGCATACCCAAGGAAATATATTTTCTGTTTCAAAGTACTACAATGAGGAAACAAATCATTATTCAATATATCCATTGTGAACTCGTGTTTTTTAAGTGCGCCGGTTTCTTTATCCATATTAATAGGCGTGTACATAGAATAAGTAGTAATATATTTAATACACTCAGCTTGTGTAATATATTTATTTGCCTCTATTACGGAAGCCTGTAAATTATTAAGTAAATCACTATTCTTAGTATCTGTAATATTAAGCAAAATAGTTTCGCAAATTTCTTTATCTGAAATAACACCTAGCGCACGAAATACAATGAACAAAGGAATGGGTTGCTTAATTCTCGGTATTTGTACACTAATTGAATTACCAAATCCGTTATTCTTTGAACTCATTAGTAAATTAATTTGCTTAGGCGAAATGCATTTAAAATCAGGAACAGATTTAATTTCTGCAATCCATGAAAATTTGGTATTATTTTTAGATATATTAAATACATATACACGATTTTCTGCTGCACGCTCCTGTCCTAATACTGTTTTTTCTGATCCATTGATAATGAAATACCCACCTGCATCATATTTACACTCACCTGTTTGAGTGTTATTAAAATGCTTATACTGTTTTAATACACAAATATTTGATTTCAACATAATTGGTAATTTTCCAATATGAATTTTAGGAAATACCTTGTGAAATATTTGCGTGTTTTCCAAATCTTTACCATTTCTTACGACATATTTAACATTAATATCAATTGTCATAGCAGAGGCATAAGTAAAATTTCGTAGACGAGCTTCTTGTGGAAACATTAATTTTACGGCTCCATTATTTTCATGTATTTGTGGTCTATATACATGTAAATTTTCAAATGTAACAAACACTTCTAATGAATATTTTTTAGAATTACGGTCATAATCCTGTTCAGAAGCAATATGTACAGGATTAAACATATCAATCGTTTTAAAAATTTGAAAACCTACAAAATTATTATATGATTCTAGTTGATGTCTCACTAATTTTTCTAGATGCTCCCCCTTAAAATAAGACTCAATAATATCCCATGGTGTCTCTATATATTTATCCATTTCAATATCAAAAGCATTTGATTGGGTTATTTGATCCATATTTATAGTTGTTGACATCAGTTGTATAGATATTTTATATTTCAATTTAATTTTAAATTGTTTTAATATAGTATTATGAAATGAAATATTTTACATAACAGAAGGAATAATATTATAAAAAATAAAATAATATAAATGTTTACAATAATTTATATAATGAAGAATCACTTGCATAATTTTAAACCAATTGAATCTTTTAAAATACATAATACCAAATCAAATAATTATAAACTTTTTATAAATTCTTTGGACAAATGTAATGAAAACAAATGTAATGAAAACAAATGTAATGAAAACAAATGTAATGAAAACAAATGTAATGAAAACAAATGTAATGAAAACAAATGTAATGAAAACAAATGTAATGAAAACAAATGTAATGAAAACAAATG